TAACCATTGTCATGGCCGATGCTATGATGTCCATTGATAATGTGCTAGCCGTTGTAGGGGCCTCACAAGGTCACTTAGAATACGTGGTCGTAGGCATGCTCGTGACGGTACCTCTTGTGATATATGGGTCTACTATCTTTGCCAAGGTTATTAACCGCTACCCTATCATTTTATATGTAGGGGGTATGCTCCTAGGCTGGGTAGGTGGCGAGATGATGACTGAGGACAAGCTCCTGGAACCCTATATTGGGGGCTATGAACTTTGCATTAAGCTCCTCTGTATAGTCCTTGTGTTAGTATTAGTGACGATTCTTAAGTATAGACGTCACCTTGGTCAAGAGAAGGGATAAGATGGGAAAGAAAATGAAGAATCAAGCCCCAGTTGAAGTGGGTCAAGAAGTATCCCTTTGGATTGATGGCCTAGGGTCCAATGGAGAAGGGGTTGGCCGTGTGGATAATTACACGGTCTTTGTTCCCTATGCTCTGCCTGGGGAAGAAGTAAGGGTCATAATCGAGACGGTCAAGAAGACCTATTCCATCGGACGTTTGACCAAGCTTTTACAAGCCTCTCCAGATCGGCAAGAGGCCCCTTGTGAACTCTACGGCATTTGTGGAGGCTGTCAATTACAACATACTACTTATGAAAATCAACTAGCCCTCAAGACGCAAAAGGTTAAGGATATAATGGTTCGTATAGGTGGACTGGAGGAAAATCTCGTCTTGCCAGCCTTAGGACCCAAAAATCCTTGGGCTTATCGTAACAAGATGCAAATGCCTGTTGGAGGAATCCGGGGTCATCTTCGTATGGGATTTTATAAAAGGGGATCTCATGCTATTGTCGATGGGACTAATTGCCTTATTCAGCGGCCAGAAAATAATGAGATTGCCAAAGTTTGCTACGATTTGGCCCATGATTTAGGGGTAGAACCTTATGATGAAAGAACTGGTAAAGGTTTCCTTCGTCATGTCATCGGCCGTGTAGGGCAAGACCAATGGATGGTTATATTAGTTGGGACCAATCCAAACCTCCCTCGGCAAGAGGAATGGGTTCAAGGGATTCGTCAGGCCTTGCCTAAGGTGTCTTCCATCGTTTTAAATATCAATGACCGTAAGACTAATGTTATCATGGGGCCTAAGAATCGCTTGCTATGGGGGGAGACTTACATGCAAGATACCATTGAAGATTTGACCTTTTCCTTAAGCCCTCATTCTTTTTTCCAGGTGAATCCCGAACAGACAGCAGTCCTATATAATAAGGCTTTAGAATTCGCTGACCTATCAGGGGGTGAAAGCGTTATTGATGCCTACTGCGGAACGGGGACTATATCTCTTTTCTTGGCTCATAAGGCTAAGCGGGTTATCGGCATAGAAATCGTGGAACCAGCTATCCTAGATGCCCGTAAAAATGCGGCTGCTAATGGTTTTTTCAATACGGAATTTATCGTTGGTGATGCGGCTATAGAAATGCCTAAGCTCTATAAGAAGGGCGAACGACCTGATGTAATCGTATTCGACCCGATTCGGGCCGGTTGTAAGGAAGAAGTCCTCATAGCAGCGGCAGGCATGAAGCCAAAGCGGATGGTTTATGTGTCCTGTAATCCGGCCTCTATGGCCCGAGATATAGGTATCCTCCGGCCTTTAGGCTATGATGTGGTAAAGGTTCAACCAGTAGATATGTTCCCTCAAACCTCTCACGTTGAGGCGATTGCGAAACTTGTCAGAACAAAAGCCGATAAAGACTAGCTTTACCGGCTTAAAAGTTCCATATGATTTCAAAAGAGTTTTCCTCTTCATTTACGAGAATCTTTTGAATAAGGGTATGAACAAGGTTCTGTTTAGCTGACACATCATTAGACAAGATTATAGATTCAATGCTATCTTTTAATGACAATACATCATTAGGGGATAGCTTTTTTTCTGTTTCAGACAGTTGTGGAGTAGAGAGTTTAGTAATAGTCTCTTGCAGTTTGATTTTCTCCTCTTGTAGCGAGTTGATGCGGTCATGAATATCATCTATGCCAATGCCATCTAGCTGGTATAAATCTAAGAGGCGTGATATTTGCCCTTGGATAGATATAATCTGTTTGGATAGTACCTCTATTTCCAGGTCATTATTGGGCGCTGGTGGTGGAGTGGATGATTGTACAATATTTTCAAAGTAATCATGGCAGGTGAAGAGCTTGCGAATTTCATTGAGGATAATATCATCCAACACAGGAACGGCATAGCTAGGATTCTTACAGTTAGGATCTATGATATATTTCTTGTTAGATTTTGCCCTGGAATAACATGTGTAATAGGGCCTGTATGAGCGATTTATACCACGTCCGCTATAATTACCCTTAGCCAGGTAACGAGCTCCGCAGTGAGCACAATAGAGCAACCCACCTAGCAATGTTTTACTTTTAAATGGCCTGTTGTGATATTTCTTTTTTCTTATCTCAAGCAAATCTTGGGCACGTTTAAATGTATCGGTAGAAATAATGGCATCATGTTGGCCATCATATGTTTCTCCGCCATAGCTTATCTTCCCAGTGTACAGGACCATAGAAAGAGTACTACGGATAACTGACTCATGAAAGTCCTTGCCATATTTATTAGATATAATCTGTTGAATCTGGTAGATAGGAATCTTGTCATTAAATAGCTCAAATATATCTTTAACAATAGCAGCTTCATAGTCATTGATTATGAGTTGGCCATCAATGTAATTGTAGCCAAAAGGCTCATGTCCGCCGCCATGCCATAGGCCGTTCTTAGCCCTTTCGACGCGACCCATCATAGACCGCTCTTTAATTTGTTCACGTTCTAGTTGAGCAAACACAGAGAGAATCCCAATCATAGCTCGTCCAAAAGGCGATGAGGTGTCAAAGTTTTCATTGAGTGAAACAAAATCAATGCCATTCTTCAAGAATACGTCCTCAATAATATAAAGTGTATCCTTCTGACTACGAGATAGGCGGTCTAACTTATATACAAGAACGCAATTGACTCTCTTGGCTTTTATATCATCCAGCAACTGTGATAAGGCTGGGCGAGACATATTAGATCCGCTGAAACCGCCATCAATATATATATTATAGATATTCCATGCCCTGGAACGGCAATAGGCGGTTAATCTATCGCGTTGGGCGTCAATAGAGTAGCCTTCATTAGCTTGTTCCTGTGTAGAAACACGGATATAGATACCTACATTTTTGGTACACATAAATAAAACCTCCTGGGGTATGACAAATACGCCCTGGAGGTGATATAATCGAGTTGCGTGGTTCGATTATATATCCCTCCAAGGTATGTAATTAACTACTGGCCCTCATCCTGCGCCAACAGGGTGGGGGTCTTTTTATTTTTAGCCGAGTGCAAATCATTTATTTTCCTGCCGACTTATTGTATACTAGAGTTCACAATGGAGGAGGTGTACAGCATGGATTTTGTAAAAGATTATATCGCTTGGCTAAAAGATAACATGACTCAAGTTGAAATTAATGATGACATTACTGAACTCACAACTCCTTTTTTAGATCGGCATAACGATTACACACAGATATACATTATTAAAACTGATACAGACGCATTTAAAATATCCGATGATGGATACATCATATCCGACTTGGAAGCGTCTGGCATAGATGTTCTTAACGGCAAAAGAGGACAATTATTTAAGCATATACTTAGTAGACAAGGGATTTCTTTTAATAAAGATACCTTGGAACTGTATGTCGACATTAGTGGAAAGAAAAACATCCCATTTTCACAGCATAGATTGTTGCAAGCTATGCTTGATGTAAATGATTTGTTCTATCTGTCAAAAACGAATGTAGCGAAAGCCTTTGTAGAGGATGTAATCTCTTTCTTTGATGCTAATGATATCTTTTATACTGAGAATGTATCAGTTGGCGGCAAGACTGGCTATATGCATGCCTTTGATTTTGTCTTACAAAAGAATAAGACAAACCCTGAACGCTTCGTTCGTGTTTTGAACAATGCGGACAAAGCTAATATGGAACGTGTGCTTTTCTCTTGGCAAGACATTAAAGACAATCGCAAGGACGACAGTAAATTGATCGTTTTATTGAATGATTTAAATAAAACTGTTAGCCCATCTGTCGTTGACGCATTTAAGCAGTATGACGTAAATCCAATTATGTGGTCTAATCGCAATAGCGTTATCAGCCAGCTTAATTAAGAAAATAAGTTGGCATCAATTGATGCAATTCTATCAATATGGTTCAATTCGCAAAACTTTTGAAAAGCTCCAATCATATCTGACGGATCCAACTGGATTAAATCATTAAAATTGAATAGAGGGAAGAACTCTGATAACTTAGGGTCGTCAAGTTCAAATGCCCAGCTTCCCGTGCTATCTGTTTGGTGGAATACATGTATGTGTGTTCCACCTATTTTATTTCCATCAGGATTTACGTGAGGCTTAGTGTCGATATCTAACCGTAGCAAGACGAGCGTTTTGTAAACTCTATTTTGATAGGTTACCTTCGTTAAACGATAGGTCCCTCGATATGCGTCAAGCAAGTATTCCTGATTCGAACGCACTCCAGTGAGACGATAGGTTTTCTTTTCCCCAATAGTGGGGAATTTGATTGAGTTGTCTTGGAATAATTTTGGTTCAGTAAGACATTCCAGGAGCTCCTGATTATCTTCTGAGAAAATATCTATCATTATAGTTACCCCCTTTTAATACAAAATACTTAGTGAGTCTTAGAAATTAAGTATTCCATGATTTGTTGTCACACCATACAAGAAAAGAAGTTGATCTCATCCATGACACTAGTACCTTTACGAGCGTGTGCCAGCCGTTCGATAATATCCGCTTGTACCTCTGAATAGAAATCATCATTCCTGACGTGGGCTATCTCATGCAATATACCTTTGAGTTGTTATATTTTGTTGAAATCCAACAAAATGCTGTGAATACACTATGCCTGTAGATAAACTGACAATGGCGACTAAAATCATAATTACTTTTCTCATAACACACTCTCCTGAACCATGCTAACAATTATTGGCAAATTCTATTTCCCTGTAGCACCTAGCGCATACATGGCCTCCATATATCCATATGTGTTTGGCTGTAGAATAATTGTCTTTGGCTTTTTGTGTACTCCTTTTTTGAGGACCTTTCCAGTCCGTCCATCTATAAAGTTTGTTTCTGCCAGTGTCATAGTAATCACACCTGTATTGTAGTCGTAGTGGAAACGCTTTACATATTCAGTGATAATGTGCGTCTGTGGAAAACGCCCATACACTGGCATGGTTATATCGAATACCTTTTGATCTTCACTGACATTTGTCTTGAGGAGATATTGCGGTGCCATTTGAATTTCGCCTTGAACGTTTGGCACCATTGCATATCCATTATATGGATTTAATTCAGTTATAGTGATAGCGTGAGCGCTAAAGGTTAAGAATCCTAATAACGCTGCAATACATAATACCTTTTTCATAATACACACTCCTAAAAGATAAATAACAATTGTTATTGAATTGACATATTCCTACGGTTCGATGCGCCATTATATTGCTATTGGAGAATCGTAGTATCGTTTGACTGCATCAAATTCTTTTGCAATCACTCTAATAAAATTTTCGTAATCATTCGTTGTCCTGATGAAATTTAATGTGTTGTCAAATGCATTTTGATAAGACACAACAAACTCTGAATCGATTTCAATTTGCCGGTAGTGGGAACGTAGAAAATTAGTGGAGTTCAATGAAGCTTGTTTACTCAATCCAAACACATATCGATAGGCGAAATAACAATCTTGTGGTGGGATTGTATTGTCATTCCTGTGAGCAACTATGTAATACAGAACTAATGGCGCAGGCGCCAATAATTCACGTGCAAACATATTGGCTTCTGCTTCTTTTGCGGCATATGGCAGATGATTTCTGTTGGTTAAGTGTTCGCATACAATATGGCCAATTTCATGCGCAATACTCCAGTTTGTTCGTTCTTTTGTGACATCGTTATTATACGTTATATGTAATATATTATGCTCTGGCGAACAGAATGTGGCCGCATCATCTGATTGCGCTATAGTTTTGGAAAATTTAAATAAAGACACATTTAATTTTTGAGCCTCATGTTCAAATGTACCGAAGGTTACATTATATACTTCTGACATATATTGCATGACTGCATCCATATTGGTAGTTAGTGATATCTCATCATTAAAAAGCATACGGAGTTTGTAAGCTTCGTAGTCTGCACCGTCAAATGCAGTGTTCATATAAAATAACCTACCTTCCTTTGTTCTCTAATACTAAGAACTCCATATACCTTAGGAGTGCATCTTTATCTGCATCTGACAAATTATTGTAATTTCGTTGGAGCGATATAAATCGGCTGTCCTCTAGCAAGTTGTTGGTGTCAACGTATGAAGATTCAGACTTTAGCGCTTTAGGGCTAAATCTAGGGTCTATATCTGACTTTTGTACATGCAATGCATCAGCGATTTTTTGCACGTTGCCTGCATTCGGTGTGGAGCGTTGTGCAAAATAACCAGAGAGTGTTGATACAGGGATCCCTGTCATTTCAGATAATTGCTGTTGCGTATAATTGCTTGTCAAACGTTTTAAATTTTCAGATATAGTTCGTCTTAATTTTTTATCATATTCAGATAAACTTGGGCGAGCCATAATAATTACCTCCTAATTCACCTTACCTTCAATGTAATTATAACGAGTAAAATCAATAGTTTCAACACCAAAAACGAAGAAATAACGCTTTTTTTCGTTTTTGATGTTGACAGTACGAGTTTATTCGTTTATCATGTGTACATGAGCTGCTAACGAAAGGAGGTGCGTATATGATGTTGATTACACTAAGAGCGGCCAGAGTTAACTGTGGTTATTCGCAACAAGAGGCTGCTAAATTGTTGGGCGTCCATTATCAAACATTATCCAAATGGGAAAATGATTCTTCTGATATGCCGATGTCTGCAATTTCTAAAGCCTCTGATGTGTACCGCATTCCGGCTAACAATATTTTTTTTGGCAACGAAAACGAGTTTATTCGTAATTCTAGAGAAAATTATAAACAATAGTCGACTAAATTCGTAACACACCGGAGGAATATATGAACGAATTACAAATTTTTAAAAACAATACATTCGGCAATGTTCGAGTGTTAGAGCAAAACGGCGAACCTTGGTTCGTGGCTAAAGATGTATGTGAATGTTTAGATATAAAAAATACAACAGATGCTCTTAAACGATTGGACGACGATGAACGGGCTAGATTCAATCTAGGTCGTCAGGGCAATACAAATATCGTTAATGAATACGGGTTGTATAACTTAGTCCTCTCTAGCCGTAAGCCAGAGGCTAAAGAGTTCAAACGCTGGATTACCCACGAGGTCATCCCAAGTATCCGCAAGTATGGCTCTTTCAATATGGCCATTCCACGGACTTTGCCTGATGCGTTGAATGCATATGCTCGTGAAATTGAGGCGCATCAAAAGACGCAAGCGCTCCTAGAAGCTCAACGCCCTAAAGTGCTATTTGCCGACAGTGTGGCAGCAAGCCATACCTCAATCTTGATTGGTGAACTGGCAAAGCTACTCCATCAAAATGGCGTGAAGGATATGGGGCAAAAGAGATTGTTCGCCTGGATGAGAGAGCATGGGTACTTAATCAGTCGTAAGGCAAACGATTATAACATGCCAACGCAACGAGCGATGGAACTCGGTTTGTTCCAAATCAAAGAAACCACAGTGACCCATTCTGACGGCCATATTTCGGTCAGCAAAACGCCGAAGGTTACTGGCAAAGGGCAGCAGTACTTTATTGAGAAGTTCTTGGGCCGGCGGTAATGAAATCCTTGGAGGGATCATGGGGAATATCAATAAATTACGAATTGTCCATCGGTTGGCTGACGGCCGAACCTATAACTCTTTACTGGATATGCCAGTAGACACAAACGCACAGGCCATTGGCGTGGCCGTGGAACTATTAAAAAAATACCAGCCAAAGAAGATGGCTGGATAAGGAGAAGGTTATATGAGAGGAACAATCAAAGGGATAGCCTTCGCGGTGGCAATGCTAGCAGCAGCTTGTGCGGTAGGTCCTGAAACCACCTGGGTAGGCATGGGCTTATGCGTATTGGTCATGGTGCCAGCTGTCTTGCTAGTCATGCGTCTTGAACACCTAGATAAGGTAGACGCACGTCGCCGTCATCGGGCAAAAAGAAAGGCCCTACAAGAGCAGCAACTCTTATAGGGCACAAATAAAAACATCCTAAATCATTATAACACAGAAAGGATACATAAAGATGAGTTGTTCAAAGGTATTTAACTCGGTGGGGAAGAGCCACGATGAGTGGCTCGCTTTCCGCCGGACGGGTATTGGTGGCTCTGATATGTCGGCCATTATGGAGATGAATCCATACCGAGATCCTGTGGCTGTGTGGATGGATAAAACCGGCCGCACACAACCGGATACAGAGGGCAATCAATATACATATTGGGGGACTAAATTGGAGGCCCTGGTAGCCGATGAATTCGCAAAAGAAACAGGTTGGAAGGTAAGAAATAATAATTTCACCCTTCAATCCGATGAGCACCCTTGGATGCTAGCCAACATTGACCGCGAAATCGTAGGTGTCGATGCTGGGCTGGAATGTAAGACAGCATCAGCCTACAAGAAGGAAGAATGGGAAGGCGATAATGTGCCGAATGAATACTACATTCAATGCCAGCACTATATGGCCGTCACGGGGAAATCGTCCTGGTGGATTGCCTGCCTCTTAGGTGGTAATACATTCATCTATAAAGAGATCCCAAGGAATGAAGAAGTCATTGAGGCGATTATCGCTCAAGGCGAGTATTTCTGGAATGAGTTCGTAGTCAAGGATGTAATGCCAGCCACTAACGGTAGTCAGGCTTGTACAGACGCCTTGAAAGCTATGTATCAGCCACAGGACGACACATTGATAGAGCTCCCTAGCTCCGCCGAGATTTATATTCGGCAATACCTGGATGAGAAGGCTAAGGAGAAAGAGGCAAAATATGCGGCCAATGCTGCTAAGAATGCTCTGATGAACATGATGGGTAACAACCAGGTTGGGGTATGTGGCACTCATACAGTGAAATATACGAAGCCAAAAGCTAGAACATCATTTAATAATAAGGCATTCGCTGAAGCTCATCCAGATTTATTCAATCAATTTTTAGAGGAAGTCCCAGCAATGGCTCCTCAACTACGTATTAAATAAGGAGTCCTACCATGGCAACAACAAATGGAATTGCAATCAAAAAATCAAATTTAAAGCCTGCAAGCGAAGAAACAACTCTTAAAGGTCTACTAGGTACCGAGCAAGTTAAAAATCGCTTTGAGGAGCTTCTAGGTAAAAAAGCGCCTGGATTTGTATCATCTCTCCTGGCAGTTGTGAATAATAATAAACTCCTGGCCAAAGCCGAACCTAAGACAGTCATCTCGGCTGGTGCTATGGCAGCAGCTTTAGATCTTCCAATTAATCAAAACCTTGGATTTGCCTACATTGTCCCTTATGGCAACCAGGCGCAATTCCAGATGGGCTATAAAGGCTATATCCAACTAGCCATGCGGACTGGTCAATATAAGAACATTAACGCCGATGTTGTCTATGAAGGTGAAATCAAGAACGTAAACCGCTTTACAGGGGAGTTCGAGTTCGGCGAGCGAACCTCTGACACGGTAGTGGGGTATATGGCCTATTTCAAACTCACCAACGGCTTTGAGAAATACCTCTATATGACGCTGGAAGAAATGCAAGCCCATGCTAAGAGGTACTCCCATAATTACAAAGGTGGCACTGATAAATGGGGCCTTACCGATTTCCATACCATGGCCATCAAGACGGTTTTGAAACGCCTCTTATCTAAATATGGCATCTTGTCTATCGAGATGATGAATGGGCCACAATTATCCACGGCTCTCCAAAATGACGGCGGTGTGATTAAAGATGAAGGCGACCATTTCGATGCTGACTTTGAAGGTGAAACTGTTGACGTGACACCTGGCAATGAAGTGCCTGATTTCGTGGATCCTGACACGGGGGAAATTGTTAACAACGAGGATATGTTCAAGGAGTAGTGAATGAGGTCATACATCGATGAGCTAAACGCATTTGATAAGTGGGTTCAGTACAACCCACTAGGACCGAACGCTATATTACTATGGCATGTGCTTATGCAAATTAATAATAATTGCGGCTGGAAGTCTTGGTTCAACTGCCCGAATAAGCTCATCGAGGTAAGAACCGGGTGGCAGTCGCGAGCAACCATTAAAAATGCTAGAGATGACCTTATCAGAATGGGATTGCTAGAGTTTAAAGCTGGTAAGAACAAATATGAGGCTAGCGAGTATCAATTAATGAGCGTTGTAAGTCTAGCGTACAGTATGCGAACGCATGGTGATACGCATGGTGATACGCATGGTGATACGCATGGTGATACGCATGGTGATACCATACCTAGACTAGAAAAAGAAAAAGAAAAAGAAAAAGACATATTAGGGGCAGAGAACATTTTATCTAATGTAGTATGTCAATATTTTCAGCAAATGGTTCGCCCCCTTACTAATTTAATTGAGGCGCACGAACTGATGGCACTGTCTAATGATTATGGTGATGAAATTGTAAAACAGGCGATTGATATATCTGTCAAAAATGGTAAGCGATCTTTTAACTATATTAAAGCGGTGGCTAATAACCTAGGGAGTGAATCTCTTAAGAAGCAAACCTCTGCACCTAACAAAAAGGAGGCTATTGCCGTGGCTAATCGAGTTATTGACTATTTCAGAGAGGAGGATGAACGCCGTGCACAAGAAAGCGGATATAGCGAAAGCGATTGGAGTTCTACAGATAGCTTTTAAAGACGCCCTGCCAGAAGAGCGGTATCAACTGTATGTTGAAGTGTTATCTGATATACATCCGGTAACTCTTATGGCTGCCATTAAGAGATGCCTTAAAAAGTACAACTTCCTGCCAACGATTGCAGAGATTACTAATGAAGCAGAGTACATTTCTAATTACGTGAATGATCGAGAACAACGGGAAGCTGTAGATGCCTGGGGACTAGTCATGAAGGCCGTAGGATCTTGGGGATACGAACGAGGACTTGAACATTTAGAAGGCATTGTGCTAGAAACGGCCAAGCCATTGTGGCGTGATATCTGTTACAACGAGGAAGTTATGGTATCTAGAGCCCATTTTATAAAAGCCTATGATGAAAAGGTTCGGCGTACCAAAGAGAGAAACAAGGTGGCCGAAGTTGTGGATAGTATTCCCGTTATGAAAGAGGCTAGACAGAAAGCGGTACAGACAAATGCACAGTTACAGTTGAACGCTAAAATCGATGAACTGGCTGAAAAGAAGAGTATGGAACATATAGGAGATGACAAGGATGCTAAGAAATTGCCACCGGTGCAACAAGAGATTCAATCCAGATCACAGTGAAAGCGAGACAGTGTGTCAATCGTGTATGGATCTTCAGAAGGCGGGTAAACCACCAGTGAAATTCCAGCAGTTGACCTGGGTAGAAATGGCTAAAGCTCGACGGGAGAAATTAATAGATAGCGGGGCTAGATTATGCATGGCCTGTGGGGAGCCTATTTCACCACTAGAAGGACCATCTATGTTCTGTGCCGATTGCTTTAACAAGAAGGTATGGAATTCGCAAAGCTACCGACAACGTACGGCTAAGAAAGTATATCCAAAGAAAACATGTCTATCCTGCGGGAAAGAATTCCAGCCGAATGACCCAAGACAGCAATTGTGCAGTGCTGAATGTAAACATGCTAGGCATAATTGGAACCAAAAGCAACGGCTGATTCGCATGAAACAGAAAGGAGCAAATCAATGACACGTGAAGAATTACTGGACGATATTGAGCAGTCCTATAAAGAAGAGACGCAAAAGCTGGAGACAGTGAATGTGAGGATTTACTTTAGTGGCTATACAGATTATGAATTTGAGGATTGTACCCAGGCAGAAGCTGAACGCATGGCACGTGAGGAATGGGAGACCAGCTCTCTTGATGACTGTTGCGAGGCGCAGATTGATAGAGTGGAATAAGGAGAAGCTATGAAGAAGCATTGTTATTGTTGCGGGCGTAGGTTGAACTCGCTCAACCAATCGCAACATGATCATATTTGTCGACATTGTTGGGAACGGTGGGGTGTTAGACACCGCATCACAGGGTGGCGGGGCTTTCTATTGGATATGGTGGAGGAACGCTTCACCAGACTTCTCATTGCGAGTGCTGTGGTCTTATTTATTGTCTGGTGCATCTACTATGTGATGACATGGGGTACACGATGATGATTGATAAGAATACAGTCCTAGTCATATCGGGTCGACCGGCCACCAAGAAGAACAGCAGTAGAATTGTACGTGTTGGCAAGTTTCATAAACCCTTACCATCGAAAGCGTTTGTTGTTTATGAAAGAAAAGCATTAGATCAGCTTAAAGTCTATGACGCGCTACATTATACCGGTTCATTACAGCTGACTGTTCGGTACTATCTCCCGGACAGGAAGTGGTGGCCCGACCTAATAGGACTATTACAAGCAACCAGCGACATCTTACAAAAGGCTGGCATTTATGACGATGATAAATACATCGTAAGTTATGACGGATCATGCATTGCGGGTCTCGATAAAGAGAACCCACGCTGTGAGATTGAAATAAAGGAGTTAGGCCCATGGCTATATTGAAATACAAGAAATTACGGGACGGAGCGCAGGCTCCTGTGAGAAAAACGGAAGGGGCTTTTTGCTTCGACCTCATTTGCCCTGGTGACGTCGAATTAATCGGCGGAATGCTTGGCCAAATTGTCCCTCTAGGGCTCGCTGTGGAGGTGCCTGGTGGTAACGCCTTAATGATTGCATTAAGGTCCAGCACAGGGGCAAAAACGAATATTAGGCTAGCTAATGGTATCGGTATTATAGACTCTGATTACAGAGGTGAGATTGGATTGATTCTCGACAATATTGGCGTTAGCAAGACCAGCATTAAAGCTGGCGATCGTATTGGTCAATGTTATCTGGCTAATGGAACGATTGACGCCTTTGTAGAAGTGGATGAATTATCTGATACAGAACGAGGTGCTGGCGGATTCGGAAGTACAGGGAGGTAATTATGAATAAAGCAGAATACGATAATGTAAACCGTCCAAAGCATTATGAGATATGGGAAGGCTTGGAAGCAAAGGATGTTGTGAAGCTCTTACTGACGCCAGAGGAGTATCGAGGTTGGTGTAAAGGCAACTTATTAAAGTATAGATTCAGAGCTGGCCTAAAGGATCCCAACAAGATTGTAGAGGACATTAATAAAGCCATCTGGCAGTCCAATGAATTGAACGGAGGCAAGTAACTATGTGGGCATTAGTTATGTTTACCTTGCTACCTGGTATAGCGGTTGGCCTGATTCTACAATCTGTCATGATAGGATTAGCTGTTTTTGTTGTTGTGGCTAGCATACTAGCTGCTTTTGTGTGCTTCCAGTTATGCTTTGTTGATGTCGTTACCAAGAAGGCCGCTAAGACATATGCAGATACAGTGGCAGAGGTATTGGGGGAATATCAGCATGACGACTAAGTATTTTAACAAATATGATAGAGAACGCATGATGATCCTGGCGTTGTTAATTAGTCGACTGCCAGATATTGTCGATAATTTCAGCTCTAATCTTATGGACAATAAATTGAGAGGTCGTGTGAAATCAGCCTATAAACACCTTAATGCTGTATTCCATGGCGTGCTTGATGATGTCGCATACGAGCAAAGAAAACAGCTTCAACGGGCTATCTATCACCATGACATCAAAGTATTGGCGCAATCTGAATTAACCGCTGAAGAAGCGGATGACAGTAATGATACATTCCTGGATCTCATGGCCGTTGTACAAGAGGAGCGGTGTTATCAATGCAACCTCGATAATATCGAGGCCTGTCCCTATCGTGTTGCCATGTTAAATTGGTCTGTCCCAGTATTTAATGAGCACTGCGAAGAGGGCGAATGCCCATATAAAGTCGTGTTAGATTAGGAGAAAAATAATGAAATATCTTGAGTTACGAAAGTACATTGTTGATGTATGTAATTGCATCGACACTTTATTCGGCATTGCATTGGTTGCCTTTTTCCTCCAATGGTGCTTTGGCTATGAAGTTGAAACTTATAAATGGGGTATCGCTATTATTGGCGTTTTGCTATGGCCAGCAAAAAGGTATTGGGAGAAGTGGTTACATGTGAATACTGATAATAATCGTGTGATAATTGGATTAAAGAAAGGTGAATAAAGTGGAAAGCGACAAACTAAAACGATGCCCATTTTGTGGGGATATAGCTGAATTATCCTATGATATCCTCAGCAAAAGATTGGCTGTAGAGTGTACTGGTTGTTTTGCCATCATGATTGGTGATGTGAATAATGGTACAGATTCTCTTGTTGAACAGTGGAATACAAGATATGGAGAAGAATATGAATAATATGAGTTTACAAGACACGGCTATTGGTTTGGCGCAACAATATCTTAGAGAGCGTCGTAAGTGTACAGCAGTAATGGTTAATCATTTATATGTAATGTGGTTCAGCATGACATTGCAAAATTGGAAATGCTTAATCAGCGGCGCGTACATTAATGAGTATTTAGAGATTACGTTTGATGGTGATAAGGGCGTAGCTTATATCGAATGCTATATAAAGGATGATAATGTTGTGGTAGTAGGAGTAGGAGACTAGCATTATGAATAAAGAAGGCTATCGGGATCCCACAGCGGATGAGGCTATGGACAACATATCGGCAGACGATAACAAAGTGAATCTGGTTATATTGATATGTAAGGCGGCAGCAAAGCTAGCAGGATTCAAGATTGCCAACCGTATCGTGTTGATTGATGTTAAAAAGAAGCGCACCTGGAGGTAGTCATGACAGCAAAGGAATATGTAAGCCAGCTGATTGGCATTAATGCCCGCATCAGAGAGGTGGAGGTTACCCTGTCGGCCTTAAGGCATGAAAAGGATACGCTTAGAGCTACTCGCTATGATTCAGAGAGGGTTAGCGGTGGAGTGCCAGGAGACCTTAGTGATGTGATCATACGAATTCAGGATGACATTATCCGCTATTATGAGCGGTTGAAACATTTGAGGGCATTAAAGAATTCGGTGGAGATGACAGTCAGTCAGATTAGGGACGGACGTCATGCGACTCTTTTAATTCTTCGGTATGAGCACCGATGCACATGGGGATATATCGCTGACGCCTTATCCACCAGTCATAATATCGTGAACGCAGATACAGCAAGGCTTAAGATGCATAAAAGAGCCCTAGAAGATTTAGATGAATTGCTTAGCCGTTCGGAAAGTAACGGTACATTCGTTTCTAATATGCGATAATGTATATGTGAGTAGTTGAGAACTGGATACACCTCAACGAAAGCCTCCTTTCAGTTTCACACACTCTTACCGCTAGAAACTGTAAAACCGAATAAGAAAACACCAGTCCTTTTGTTGATTCTCTGGCTGGTGTTTTTTTATACCCAAATTATGTGATTGAAAACCATACCTTAGTGAACGTGGAATCCTCCAATTTACCATGAATAGACCGCTACTGTAGACAGACGCTAGGGTATGGTTTTGAGTTTCATAAGTATTGTCAGAAAGGAGGTGTTTGCGTGACACCGAAACAAAAGCGCTTTTGTGTTGAATACCTGGTTGATTTAAACGGCACGCAAGCGGCGATTAGAGCTGGATATAGTAAAAAAACGGCTAATCGAATAGCTAGCCAGCTCTTGTCTAAACTTGACATAAAAAGCTACATCGCTGAAATCCGAGAACGTGAGTTTGAAGATACAATCGCTACCGCCAAAGAAGCGGAGGCATTTCTAGCCAAGGCAATGCGAGGAGACATTGACGAGGAAGTCATCGTGACAGAAGGCACTGGCGACGGTATGAGCCGAGCGAGGACAGTCACTAAGCAGATATCAGCCAAGGACAGGCTGAAAGCAGCCGAGCTCATTGGCAAACGCAATAGCCTCTTCACTGATAAGGTCGACGTTGATGCAATGATTCGGCCAGTTGTAATAGGAGGTGAAGATGAACTCACCGATTAATGTGACGCTACCTTCTATCGTTGGCGGTGGCTACCGTACCTTTTGGCATTGGAAAGGTCGGTATCGAGTTGTAAAAGGCTCTCGTGCCAGCAAGAAGTCAGCCACAATGGCACTGTGGTGTATCGTGAGTATGATTAAATATCCTGACGCCAATCTGTTGGTTGTGCGTAAGAC